CCCATAGGATGGAAACAATATATAAAAATAATGTTCCGAATAAAATAACTTATTCATCAAAGGCACTAGCACTGGAGATATTCAGCTTTTAACTGCAACTGGTGAGGTGTTAGCTAAAGGTACTGGAAACGGTGCGTTTGAACTTTATCACGACAACAGCAAGAAGCTAGAAACCACATCAAGCGGTGCGACAGTCACTGGCACTTTACAAGCTGAAGCAAACAACACTTCAAGTGCTGGTTTGGTATCTATTCAACAAAGTGGCACAGGTGATGCTAGTATTAATTTTGCATTAGTTGGTACTAAAGGTTACAGCATAGGCATAGATAATTCAGATTCGAATAAATTTAAAATATCTAGCTCAGAAACAATCGGTACAAATGATATTTTAGAAATAGACACATCTAATAATGCCACTTTGAATGGCGACCTCACCCTTACATCAACAGACGCTGGTGCTACCGAAAACCCCACACTAGACCTATTTAGAAACAGCGCAAGTCCAGCAGTAAATGATGTAATAGGACACATTACTTTTTCTGGTGAAAATGATGCTAGTCAAAAAACTACTTATGCAGAAATTGAAACAATAATTACTGATGAAACTGATGGAACTGAGGATAGTTCCGTAAAATTTAACGCAATTAGAGGTGGAAGCAGTACAACTTATTATCAAATAGGTTTTGGGGTAAATCAATTTCATAAAGACGTTTTGATAGAGAGTAGTGACGCTGGTGCTACAGAAAACCCAACTTTAGATTTGTATAGAAACAGTGCTAGTCCAGCCGATAATGATGTACTAGGACACATACACTTCTCAGGCGAAAACGATGCTGACCAAAAAGTTATTTACAATGAAATAGAATCTAGATTGATTGATGCCTCTGATGGTACAGAAGATGGTAGATTAGTTATCAATACCATGACAGGCGGCTCATTGATAACTCATTATTCAACAGGATTTGGTTTTAATCAATTTCACAGAGAGGTTCTTTTAGCATCAGGTATAAATCTCCAATTTGAGGGGGCAACATCTGATGGCGTAAGAACCACACTGACTGTTGCCGACCCAACTTCTTCTCGCACCATAACATTACCCGATGCCTCTGGCACTGTTCAAGTTACCAGTTCATCAGACAGACGCCTAAAGAAAAACATAGAACAAGCACAATCTGCATCACAGAAAATAGATGATATCAATGTCTATCAATTCGACTGGATAGAAGATGGCAAGCATGAGGATTTCGGTGTTGTAGCACAGGAGATGCAAGAGGTATTTCCTGACTGTGTAGCAGTACAAGACCCAGAGACAGGCTATCTTGGCATTGATTACAGCAAGCTCGTTCCTGTGTTGTTAAAAGAAATTAAAGATTTAAGAGCAAGAGTTGCTGATTTAGAGAATAAAAATGGATAAGTTAACAGCACATGAG